CCAAACATATTAACTAACCATCCCATGGGTGTAAGATAAACTTTACTATTAGTCAAGTTATCATTATCGTATAATAGGGGATTAACACGTGAATAAAATAGAAAATCATCAGTTATATTGGTGCTACTCCATGTTGCTCTAGTTAAATAACTCTCTCTTCCAGCAATATGGGGTATGTATAATTCATCAATACCACTAGATAAACCAACAATTCGCGGATCTATAGACAATTCATTTTTTGCATCAAGAGTCAATTTCTCTATAGGAAAACTTACCTCAGAATAGGACATTTTTGGAAATGCCTCGGGTCTATAAGGGTCTGTACTACAAATAATTGGTACATTGGTAAAACCAAACATACTAGCTATTGCAGAAACGGCAGTAGCTCCTATACGAGTTGCTGTGGCAAATGGACCTATAACCGGAAAAGATTCGAAATATGATGCTACTTTAGCCACTGTAGATGCAGGTTTAGAAATTTGACCATCAGGTTCTTCATACTCGTCAGATTGCATACAATAACCTGCAGATGCACCGGATAATTCAACATTTTCCATCCAAGCATAAGTTGTGACATTAACGCCAGCGCCTGTAGTACCATTAGCAGATTGCAATTGACTATAGACTGAATAATATAACTGACCTAATCCACCAACATCATTTGAAGATTGAATATTTATCCAATTTTTATGCCAAATAAAAGGTAAGACTAAAGTTCCAGCTTCATTTTCAGCAGGCATTACATCTAAATGTGGTCTCTGAGAGTTTAATATAAACCATCTTGTACCCGTATCCATTGTTATAGTTGAAGAAGTAAAATTCTGTAAAGGTTGATATGTGACTTTGGTCATTCCGTAATAAAATGGAGACGCACTAATAACTACTTTTAAGTGTAAATCACCTCGAAAAAATGAATAATTATTTAATTTTAATTGAACACGAGCATCATTAGCCCATGCGGACCAAGGATATACAGTTTGAGATAGACCCAAGGGATCTGATTCCATCCATGTGTAAGTTGCTATACGAACAGGTCTACGAAAGAAGTCAGCCAATTCAGTTGCTTCCGTTTTATCTCCTGTAGAAAAAGCATGATTGCCATTATCTTTTCCGACCAATTGGCCGGGTGCTTCATCAACGAAAGCTAAAGTTTGCTGAATCTCAGATTGAAATTCCCATTCTCCTTGTAAATAATCATTTCGGTTGATTATAACCGTCTCTTGAACTGCAAAAGAATCAGGTGTTTGTTCTTGTACAAACACACAACATTGGAGCCCGACATCGGCACTCGAATTTTGATTTTCGTTAACTAAAAATCGATGATGGGGCTAGATAGGCTCTCCATCAAAGGGCAATCTAAAAGATTAATAATGCGTGCGTCGCCAATTTCACTCATGATTTTTGTAGAGGTTTTCTCCTCCAATGCTACGAACCTCTCTACAGCTCTATCAGGACAACCTGATCGTAACCAGAACTGCTCAACACAACTAGAAAACGAAGGAAATGTGCTATCTCTCACCCACACTTCCAAATTCATCCTCCTGATCACTTCTTTAAAGAATTGTGTGCGTTCCTCAAAGATCTCTTTACCATAAAAAGCATACTCTCTCAATGCTGTTTCTATAACACAAACCGAATGTGCTTGTGGTGATAATACTCCATTGTCAACATAATTAGTCAACATCTTATCAATAGATGAATGCTCAAGTGGTGCCACAACGACGCCAAAATCACTACAAAATTGAAATTCTCTTTTTAAAAAGGAGATTTGACTAATATCCAACAAAGGAATGCTCTCTGATGTTTTATCCGCCATAGTATATTGAATACCAATTAATTGAAACATAACGGAAATAGTAGTATGGTTATACTTGTCCGAAATTTTCTTACTAACACAAAGAGCATTATCATCGCCATATGTAGCCAACTTGATATATTTTTTAAAATTACTTAAAGCAATGTCGGGTAACAGTCTCTTAAAAACATATCTCATATACAAACTATTAACCAAACAATTTATTATTACTGTCAATGGATGCCCACTTGGATTCAAATGCAATTGCAATAAGTCACCATTGTAATCAACCATTGCATAAGCTGTGTCATATGCTATACACCACAAAATTTGTACATCTTCGTCACTCCATTTTGCACACTTTGCTAATTCTATTAGAATTTGGAAAGCTTCTAGAATAAAGATAGGACTCATCTGCTTATCGTACATTTTATAATCACCAGCTACACACTGATTTGGACCAAATGTGTTCAAATAATCATATAATTTTTGCCATTGATCAGATTGCGCTACAATACCAGGCATTGCTTCAAAAACAAATGGATTGTTTTGTATCAATCGTATAAATGATAGATAATATTTGCGCGCTACAATAGACCATGCCATTTCACTAGCCATAAACACTCTTGTCTTAGAATTTTCAATTTGTTGCATAGTTTTAGCTTCATCCTTCAAATGTCCACAATACTGAGGATTAAATTTTGTTGCTTTACTATAGCAAGCTTCTATATCATTAATTCTACTAGCTATCACTTCGTTCAAATGTGAAATCTTTCCCTTATCATCCAATTCTATAAAATGTCTCTTGGACTTTTTAAAGGGATTTCCTGCACTCGTTCGGGTATTTAATTTATCAACAAAGGCAATGCCATCAGCACCATTCAAAGCTGTATCTAGATCATATACATGTATCAATTCACTATTAATTAATTCGGGTATTTCACTTAGTATATCATTAACAAATGCTTTTCTGCATTCACATGCTATTGTTGGATCTATATTCAAATTTGGTTGTGCAATATCCTTTAAAGTTTTACTCCAAGGTTTCCACGACATATCTGGTGGTCCAAAGTTATCCACATAGCCACCTTCAACCACACAATCTCGAATAAAAGTTTTCCTAACACGTGATTTCATGCGCGGTTTGTAACCTGCAAAAGATCCAATTGCATGTATAGTACCCCCCTCTAGAAAGCGCACTGAAGACTTCTCGTGTAAATCGGTCAACGACCTTTTGAAGTCAGGAGCACTTATGGGTACTGTGCCACAATCAACTTGCATCTCATATTGGCTCAATATTAAATTTAAATCTTTTTGAGATACATGCTGGAAAGTGACACCATGCATTTGATTTCCAGTTGTATGAATACCAAGAATAACTTGTGCACTTCCAATGTGTGCAACTGCTACTGATCCGCAATCACCATTACGTGTCTTGGTGGATGCCATAGCAAAATAACATGGCATATTTAATCTAGTACATATACCACTATGTATATCATGTAAATCGATCCTCTTATTGACACCATCACTATCTTTCATGCAATATTGCCCTTCATATCGTCCTTGAATAATATCATCAATAGGAAAATATGTTATGAGATTCTTGCCAGGAGCAATAACTCTAAGATTAATAAAAGCTAAATCTTTAGTGGGGTGCAAGATAAAAAGATCTTTTCTTGCTATCATACCGAAAATGTTACGTGATACGTTTTGAGCTGTATCATCTAAAATCACATCAATTGTGCCTTCGAAAAAATTTTCAATAGAATGTTTATTTATCATCCAAATGTTACCAATTATGTTAACACCAGTGGTGTTGAAAACTTTCCTAGACTTTTTGTCATGTATTCTGAATCTAGCCATATTTTTTGTAACTCTATCACACAAATCATCACTAATGCACCGAGATTGATCGGAAATTTCCACACCTGTATTAACATAAGGATCATGATAATAAAAAGCTTGTTTTTCCTTTACCATTGCTTTTGGTTTAGTACCTTCACTTTGTGTCTTATATTTAGTCTTAAAGTTCATAGAAAACTTCGCTAATGCCAATCCAAATGCAGCACTTGATACAAAAATCATTAAGTGTTTAATATTTCTTGGAGGTGCTTCAATCTTTTTAATTCTGCGAGCGAATAATCTCATAACCAGTTTAGCACTATCAATATTAGTTCCACATACTTTTGCTGCAACTCTGATTTTCCAGAACGAACCATAGTAGTACATACAGAAATAAGCAAAAATAATCCAAAAATTTACATAGAGTGCATAGATAGATGTCAAAACGCAAATAAAGGATAAAATTAATGCTGGATAACAAAAACCACTTGAAATAAGTAACCATAATAGAACTTGCCAAGTTCGTCTATTTAAAATGCAACAATCAGGTAAAGAATTAGCATTATAGCAAATAATTTTATTGGCCAACCAAATCTTCATTTTAAAAAA